AAGGTAATTCGTGACGAGAACAATCTCATCACAGAAATTATCGAAGAATTTGTGAAGGATGAAGAATAATGGCAACAGGTCTAAGCGCTTATCTAGCAAACAAATTCCTTGATGCAGTAGGAAATGCGACAGCATATTCAGCATCAAACGTATACGTGAAACTTCACGTAGGAGATCCAGGAGCAGAAGGAACTGCAAACCCTGCAACGGAGACGACAAGAAAAGAAGTGACATTCTCTGCGGCTTCAACAGGAAGCATTGCATCGGATGCAGATGTTATATGGACAAATATCGCAGGCTCACAAGACGCAACATATTTCACAGCCTGGGATAATTTGACGACAGGGAACTTCTTATTTAGCGGAACCGTTACAGGAAACGCATACACAGCAGGAGACACATACACAATCGCAAGCGGATCACTTACAGCATCGCTGACCGTAGCAAGTTAAAATGTCGTCCGAATTTGTACTAAACACATCTAAATTAGATGAAGGCAGACTTGGGCCATTTGTTTATGCAACAGCAAGCGCCGAGTTTGGATCAATAGCAGCAACCACAACAAGCAAAGTCACTCACTTAGTTACTGCTATTGCTCCACTCGGACAGATCGCAGCACAGGCACAGGCAGGAATCAATAACTACGCCACAGCCGCAGCTGCACTTGGACAGATAGAAGCCAGCGCCAGCGCCACGATCAATCACCAGGCGCAGGCAAATTCAGACTTTGGATCCATAACAGCAAGTGCCACAGCTCAGATAGATCACCAGGCAACAGCACAGGCACTTCTCGGAATTCTAAATGCAAGCGCAAGCACGCAGGTCGATCACCAGGCAACAGCAACCGCAACCCTGGGAACGCTGGACGCAAACGCCAGAGTTTCAGTAGATCAGTACGCAACAGCAAGCGCCGAATTTGGAAGCCTGCAAGCAAACGCAACAACTACACAGCAAACAACACAAACAGCCGCAACCACAGGAAGCCCATACTTCGTAAGCCCGACGGTGATCATTGGGCCACAAATAAATAAAGTACAAGGCCTGGCGCTGACACAATGGGGCGGAATGAAAATACAAGCAACATCAAGAATAGATTTCTCTGTGCTTGATGACGACGCAGAACTTCTTCTACTGATCTAGGATAAAAATGCCATATTTGATAAGCGACAAGCAGAGTGACTGCGCAGGATGGGCAACCGTTAAAGAAGAAGCCGACGGATCCTATACAACAATCGGATGCCACGAAAGTAAACAAGACGCTATCGATCAGATGGTGGCAATTTCGATCGCAGAAGATATGGAACCAGGCGGCGAAGTAAGCAAGCGGCAACTTCCCGACAATTACAGGCCAGCACTTTCAGAAGATGTGCCAGAAGGAAGAGCGTGCGGAAATTGCTTATTCTATAACGAAGAAAAGCAAAATACAGAAGGAACCAAAGCATGGTGCGAGCGCTGGAATGATTACGTAGATGGAGCCTACTACTGCAACGCATGGCAACCACAAATAAACAGCAGACAAGTCGACCTAAGCGTTCCTCAATTTATTCAAGCAAACGCAAAGCGCGGTCTTGAATATTTGGCAGAAGGATATGGCGGCGAAGGTCTCACAGAAGGAACCAAGCGAGCAGCTCGTGAGATGGCAGCAGGCAGAATAAGCGAAAACAAAGTAAGAAAAATGGCGCCCTGGTTCGCCAGACACAAAGTCGATGGAGAAGCACCAAAGAACAGCAACCCATCCGATCCGCAATATCCAGGAGCAGGACTCGTCGCATGGCTATTATGGGGCGGAGATTCAGACTTCAGCGATAGAGCTCAAAATTGGGCGCAACGAAAAATTGATGCATTAGATGCAGAAGAAGATTCAAGGAGCAAAATGAAAAAAATCGAACGCCGCACCTTCACGATCAAGAACGTAGAAGCACGCCAGGCAGAAGATGGAACGATGCGCCTGTCCGGATACGCCGCCGTATTCAACGACGACAGCGTGCCGCTTCCATTTATTGAGAGAATCGCACCCGGTGCATTTCGCAAGACGCTGACAGAAACACCAGATGTGCGACTTTTGATCAACCACGAAGGCCTGCCATTGGCACGCACAAAGAACGGAACGCTTCGACTTCAGGAAGATCAAACCGGCCTCTACATGGACGCAGATCTTCCAGACACCCAGGCAGCTCGCGACCTTTACACGCTGGTCGAGCGCGGCGACGTAGATCAGATGAGCTTTGCATTTCGCGTGATCCGCCAGAAGTGGAACGAAGGAAGAACAGAGCGCACCCTTACAGAACTCAGCCTTGCAGACGGTGATGTTTCAGTCGTGACTTACCCGGCTTATCCAACAACAAGCGTAGAAGCACGCGAGCAACTACGAGCTGCGATGCAAGCAGTCAAAGAAGGCCGAGAGATAAGCCCTGAAACAATGATGATCCTCAAAAGCATATTTTCAGATTTATCTGAAGGACACGAATACATTATGAGAGCAGCAGAAGTTATGTCAGAATTTATGTCCGTCGAAGATGCGACATACATGGAAGATGAAGAAGAAGAGGACGAGAGAGCCGTCGATACAGTCGGCAGCTTCGTCTCCTGGGATTCTTCTGGCGGAACAGCACGCGGCAAGATCGTACGCGTTGTCCGCGAAGGTTCCCTCAACGTTCCAGAAACAGATTTCACGATCAATGCAGAAGAAGATGATCCCGCAGTTTTGATTCGTCTCTATCGCGAATTAAGAGACGGATACGTTGCGACCGATACACTTGTAGGACACAAAGCGTCTACACTTACACTCATCGATGCATTGCCAGAACCAAGCCCCGAAGAAGCAACTCGCAAGATTTCTCTTCGACTTGCACAAGCAATCGTAAATAATACAAAATAGAATTCTGCCGGACAACCCAGCAGAGACAAAGTCGGAGCGACATTCGCACCCTTAAAGCGCCGCGAAAACCACCGCCACCACCTTGCACAAACCAACTCAAAAGGAGATCAAATAAATGTCAAAGTCTTTCCTTGACAAATTGATCGAGCGTCGTGATGCAGTAAAGACAGAGATGGATGCAATTCTGGAAGCAGTAGCAACAGAAGATCGCACCGACCTGACAGCAGATGAAACAACAAAGGTTGACTCACTTGTTGAAGAATCACGCACACTCGATTCAAAGATTGAAAAAATGAAGGCACAAGCAGATGCGGATGCAAAGACAAACGAGATCCGCGCAGCTGTAGCCGATGTAGCAATGCCAAAGGTAGGCGGAGCAACAGTTACACGCGAAGCACGCACATATTCACCAAACTCAGAAGCATCCTTCGTAAAGGACGCATTCAACGCACAGTTCGCAAACGACTATGCAGCAAACGAGCGCCTATCACGTCACATGCGTGAAGAGTCAATCGAGCGCCGCGATGTTGGAACACCACAGTTCGAAGGTCTTGTAATTCCACAATACCTAGTCGATCTAGCAGCTCCATTCGCACGCGCAGGCCGCCCATTTGCAGACTTCGCGACAAACAAGATGGCACTTCCACCAAGTGGAATGACGCTGAATATTTCTCGCATGACGACCGGAAGTTCAACGGCCGTACAAGTTACACAGAACGATGCAGTATCAGAGACAGACGTCGATGACACACTGCTCACAATTAATGTGCGTACGATCGCCGGACAGCAAGATATTTCACGCCAAGCAATTGAGCGCGGAACAGGCATCGACACATTTGTTGTCGCAGACTTAATCAAGTCATGGCACACAACACTTGATTCACAGATCCTAAACGGTGCAGGCACAGCAGGCACAATCAAGGGCCTTCGTGCATCAGGCGGAAACGCAGTTACATTCACATCAACAGCACCAACAGTCGGATTGCTTTATCCAAAGCTCGCTGATGCAATTCAGCAGATCCAGACAAACGCATTCGTTTCACCTACACACTGGGTACTTCACCCACGTCGTCTAGCCTTCTTGCTTGCAGCAGTAGACAGCACAAACCGTCCACTTGTTGTACCAGCAGCAAACGGTGCGATGAACGCAGTAGGCGTTGGCGGAGCACCAATCTACGGAAACTCCGGATACCAGATGCTCGGACTTCCAATCATCACCGATGCAAACATCGGAACAACATACGGAACAACAACAAACCAGGATGAGATTTATTGCGTATCAGCAAACGAATCACACCTCTGGGAGCAGCCAGGTTCACCTTTCGCACTTCGCTTCGATGCGACAGGCGCAGGAAACCTAACTCTCAAGTCTGTTGTATACGGCTACGCTGCATACACAGCAGAGCGCTACCCACTTGCAGCCTCAATCATTTCAGGCACAGGTCTAAGCGCACCAACCTTCTAATCGAAGGAAAGCACTAAATTGTGCAGAGCGAGTGGCCCACCCCCCGAGTCACTCGCTCTGCACTTCTAAAACGGGGGAACAAATGAAAACAGGACACAAAGTAACGATTGGATCATGCGATCCAGGATCCGTAAACGGATCATTTGCATATCGCCTCATCCAATTAGCACAAGCAAGAAGCAGCAGGCTCGGCCCCTTTGTAAGAATTAAGGGATCAGGACTTCTATCAAAACAGCGCAACCGAGTGGTCAAACAATTTCTGGATAACACAGATTCAGACTGGCTCCTTATGATCGATTCAGATGAACAGCTGACAGTTCCAGCATTTGACGCTTTGATCGACACAGCCCATGACAAAGAGCGCCCGATCGTCGCAGGCCTTGTCTTTGCAGGATTTGGAGTACCAGGCAAGCCGTACCCAAAGCCAGTCCCGGCCATATTCCAGGACAGCGATAAAGGATTTCTTCCGCTTTACAAATACGATAAAAATTCAGTCTTTGAGATTGACGCAGCTGGAACCGGATGCCTGATGGTTCACCGAAGCGTTCTAGAGAAGATGCGCGAAGTAGCAGATCCAAACCAGGGCAAAGATTGGTGCTGGTTCTGGGATGGGCCGGTAGCCGGCGAATGGATCGGAGAAGATCTATTATTCTGCCGAAGGGCAAAGGCGCTCGGATTTAAGATCCACGTCAACACAGCAGCTGTGCTACCCCATCAAAAGAGCTTCTGGATGGAAGAGGTTCACAATGATATTTGGAAAGATTAAGAAGATCCGGCAGAAGCCGGCAAAGGAAACAGCAACCGCCGATCCCAAACTAGAACGCGCAATGCTGCCGAAACCGGAAAGAAGGACAAAGCGTGGCCCTAACTAATGCATACTGCACACTTGCCGAATTAAAGGCATCGCTTGCGATCACAGACAGCGTCGATGACACGCCACTAGAAGCAGCAATCACAGCAGCAAGCAGAATGATCGACGATTACACAGGGCGCTTCTTTTACCGGAACGGAACGACCCAGACACCGGTCGCCCGTTATTACACACCACTCGATCCGTGGACAATGAACATGGATGACAATTACACGATCACAGAAGTGGCAACCGACGACAACTTCAACCAGACATACGACACCGTCTGGTCAACCAGCGACTACATGCTCGAGCCAGTAAACAATCCACAGCGCGGCTGGCCAGTAAACCGCATACTTGCGATCGGCCGATACGTCTGGCCTTATTATTTACCACAGGCCTGCCGGATCACCGGAATCTGGGGATGGGCAGCGACGCCAGCCGAAGTCAACATGGCAACCCTGATCCAGGCAGCTCGGCTATTTACAAGACGCCAGTCGCCATTCGGGATCGCAGGAAGCCCAGACTTAGGCACCGTCCGATTGAGCGCCAAGCTCGACGCAGACGTTGAAACCCTTCTGCGGCCATTTAAGAAGAACAACGGATTGGCGAAGTAAATGAACCCAAGCCAAGTCCGCGACGGTCTTAAAACCAGGCTACAGACCATAACAGGCCTACGCGTATACGACTTGATCCCAGAGCCAGTAACACCGCCATGCGCGGTCGTAGGACAACTAGATCTCACATTCGATATCGATAACGCCCGGGGATTAGATCAGGCAAACGTCGATGTTTATGTGATCGTTCAACGCTTCTCCGAAAGAGCAGGCCAGGACAAACTCGACGCATACCTAGCAGGATCGGGCGCAAGCTCAATCAAAACAGCGATCGAAGGAGATAGAACGCTTGGCGGAACAGTAAATACCTTAAGAGTCACATCAGCCGAATCAGGTCAATATGAATCACAAGGCAACCTGTTTCTTTCTTACCGATACCGCTTAACAATTTGGGGATAAGGAGAACCAATGTCATACACGATCATCTCAAACAAAACCGTCTGCGGAAAAACCAAAGGCGATTCACTTACAGAATCAGAATTGCAAGATGCAGGAGTCAGCGCAGAAACTCTGATCGCTGGAAACCACATCAAAGCAACAGCAACAAACACAGAAACAAAAGTAGTACAATCCATCAAACAAGAAACCAAAGAAGGAGCGACCGCATAATGGCACGCCTAGTCCTAACTAACGCATTCATATCCGTCGGTGGAGTGGATCTGAGCGATTTGGTCGCTTCAGTAACACTCAATTCGACATTCGACGTCGTCGAAACAACAGCATTCTCTTCCACAGCAGCTAAGACTCGCCTGGCAGGATTGGCAGACAATTCAATCGCACTAGAATTTCATCAAGACTACGCAACAAGCGAAGTCGAACAAACAATCTATCCGTTGCTCGGAACAGTTGCCGCAGTAATTGTCAAGCCAAATGGCGGAACAACAAGCGCATTCAATCCGTCATATAGCGCTAACGCAGTTATTTCAGAATGGACTCCGCTCAACGGATCCGTCGGTGAATTAGCCACAGCAAGCGTGACATGGCCAGTAACCGGAGCAATCACTAAGGCGGTCGTGTAATGGCAAGAATCGTTCTAACAAACGCATACGTTGTATTTGGAAGCACCGATCTGAGCGACCATATAAGTTCAATTACAATTTCATCAACATTCGACATCGTCGAGACAACTGCATTCGGCGACACAGCAAAGAAGCGTGTTGCAGGTTTGGCAGACAATTCTGTAAGTCTTGAATTTCACCAGGACTATGCAACAAGCAGCGTAGAACAAACAATCTATCCGCTACTTGGAACAGCAGTAACAATCACAGCAAAGCCAGTAAATACAACAACAAGTGCAGTAAATCCGCAATACACGTTTTCTGCTGTTGTTTCAGAATGGACTCCGCTCAACGGATCCGTCGGTGAATTAACAACCGCATCGGTCACCTGGCCGATCAGCGGAGCAATTACAAAGACAACAACCTAAACTAACAAGGGGGAAAAATGGACGGATTGTTTATCAAAGTAAAAACAAACGATGGCACAGATGCAACATTCTCGTTGCGCCCACGTATCATCGTGGACTTTGAACAAAAGTACGGAAAAGGACTTGCTAAACTTATTGGCGAAGAGCAGAAGCTAGAGCACATCTATTATTTAGGGTGGCTCGCACTTCGAGCAAACGGCAAAGTGGTAAAACCCTTCGGGCCTGATTTCTTGGATACATTAGAAGCGGTATCCCTGGACACAGACCCAAATTCCGAATCCACAGAAACAGCCTGACCTATTCAATAGCAGCAGTTTCTGTGGAGACAGGCATCGACCCGATCAGTTTGCTAGATGCACCAGATGGCATTCTAGAATCGATCGTGATCTACCTGAAAGAGCGAGCAAAGGCGGTAAATAAAAATGGCGGATGAAACAGTAGTTATATCCGGCATCAAAGAAACCATCGAATCGCTCAAAAAATTCGACAAGGACGCAGCTCGTCGGCTGAATAAAGTAATCAGCGACGAGCTGCGTCTTGCCGAAACCGATGCCAGGGCCAAAATTAAAGATGAGCCACCCATGAGTGGATGGCGCACAGTTCCAGCGGCAAAGGGGCGCACACGCGGCGGTCAAGGATGGCCAGCCTGGGAACCAGGAGCGATCCGCCAGGGTATTAAGAAAACCAGAGTCGAAGGCAAAGTTAGATCCGACTACACCACCAGCGCCGGAGCGCTTATTCAAAGAACAGCAGCCGGTGCAATTTGGGAAGTAGCAGGACGACGCAGCGATGGATCAGGAACAGGACGCAATATGATCGGCGTTCTCAACCAAAGATTCAAAGGCGCCTCTCGTGGCATTTGGGCCGTTGTAGATAAAGACGCAGATAAAATTCGCACCAACGTTCGCAAAGCGATGGATGATGCAAAGAAAATTCTGCAACTTAATATAAATAAAGAGAAGGGATAATCACGTGGCAACAGGCGCAGTAGTAGCTCGGATTATTACCCAATATACGGATAAGGGCAGCAAGGCAGCACGTCGAGATATTATGAGACTCGGCAAAGACTTTGATAAATTTGCAGGAAAAGCCACTAAAGCATTTGGGATAGCAGCAGCTGCATCGGCGGCTTTTGCAGTCAAGATTGGTGTCGACGCCGTCAAAGGCGCGATGGAAGATCAGAAGCAACAGATCGCACTAGCAACTGCTCTGCGCAATACAACAGGCGCAACAAATGAAGCAATTGCTGCGACAGTTACATATCTAGATAAATTAGAACTTCTTGTTGGAGTTGACAATAACCAGTTGATTCCATCTCTTCAAATTTTAACGCAAGCAACCAAAGATGTGACACAGGCACAAGCGCTGCAATCTTTGGCACTTGATATATCAGCAGGAACTACGAAAGATCTTGCTTCCGTTTCTTTGGCACTTGCTAAGGCGATCGGTGGAAATGTCGGAGCACTAACAAGACTCGGCGTCCCACTTGACGCAGACGCAGTAAAGGCTAAAGATCTCAATGAAATATTGAAATCTTTGGGCGAAACATTTGCTGGTCAAGCAGAGCAACGTGCCGGAACCTTTGAATTTAGATTGATAAAATTACAGTTAGCATTTAATCAAATTATAGATCAAATTGGTTATGCATTTATTCCGATACTGGAAGAATTTGCAGAATATATCTCCGCTAACGTTCTGCCTGTAATTCAAGAATGGGTCAGCACAAACAAGGATCAACTTGCGGAAGGTCTCAAAGAAGTAGGAACGACTGTTATCTCAGTTGCAAAGGGATTGATTCGTTTCTTCAAAACAATCTCTGACAACTTAGGAATTGTAAAAGCATTCGCAGCAATCTTCGTAGGGGCAAAACTTGCAACCGGCATCTATGCGATAGTCACAGCCCTTGTTGCATTGAGATCTGCATTTGCAGCACAAGCGGCGGCAGCAACAGCAGCTGGTGTTGCTACAGCGTTCGCCACAGGCGGTGCTTCAGCAATCGCAGCGGCAGCAGCCATCGGTGTATTTGTTGCAGCATCAGGTGCGGCATTTATTGCGCTAAACAGAGTAACAATAGGAACCGAGAAAGCTGCAACCGCAACTCAAACCTACAATTCACACTTGAAGGAATTGAGCAAGGTTTCAGAACAAGTATCAGAAGCAAATCGTAAAAACACTAAAGTCATTATTGGAAATACAAAGGGAACAAAGGAACTCACCGCTGCCGAAAAGAAAATGGCAGAAGTCCGCGCTGCAATTAAAAAAGCAGGATTAGATAAATTCGGTATCAAAAATGTTTCAGATACAGATCCAATACAACTCGAAGCAGCACGCCTGAACCTTGTTAAGCAAGGAAACATAGCAGAACAGCAACGACTAGCCTCAATCATTGAAAACATGAATGCGCAACTGATGGCAAATGAGGCTATTAGAAGATACAACGATCTTCTTGGCGTTCTTGCTGATCAGGAAATTTCACCAGAGGAAGTAATCCTTCTAGGACTTAAATGGGGCGTTAGCCAGGAAGCCGTTGTCGCTTACACGACCGCGATATTTGCCGTCAACGATTCAAAACTTTCAACAGATGAAATTGACCTGCTTGCAAAGCAATGGGGCGTCACAAAGCAACAAGCAGAGATGTACCTGGACTTCTTCAAGGCAATCAATGACGGAAAACTAGATCAATCCGAAGTGAACGCTTTGATGGAAAAATGGAAACTGACCAGCAAAGAAGTCACAGATTACGCAAAGAAGATCGCAGACGGCGTAGTTCCATCCGACCTATGGCCAACACCGGGCAACCAGGCAGCGCAATCTTGGCGCGATGCGCTCGCAGCTCTTAACGCCTACCTTGCAGCAGCCGGAGCAAAACTTGCACCAACACCACCAACAACACCAGCCCCAGGCGGTGGTGGCGGTGGGGGCGGTGGCGGCGGTGGCGGCGGTGGCGGCGGTTATGTAGCAATGGGCAAAGCAGCAATTGAAGCATTGACGCCAGCACAGGCAGATAAAATTCTCTCAACGATGCCATCTAGCGTTGCAACAAAACTCACACCAGCGCAGATCTCCGGAAACCGCTACGCGGCGCAAGGAGCAGCGCAGATGCAGAAGGCAATCGATGCGATCACGCTCAGCGATCCGATTGCACAAACATCGCTCAAATCAGGACTTGCAGGCGGAGCATCACTTAGCGCATCGATTTCAGGATCACGTTACGCAGCTCAGGCAGCAGCCCAATACGGAGCAGGGGCAACCGTAAACGTAACCGTTCAGGGCAACGTAACCACCGAGAGAGA